TGTTTGGATTCAAGCAGTACATTCCGTTTCTTACAGAACAGAAAAAGCCAGTTCGCGGAATCCAACACCTACCACATCCTTCCGAGTCTGCGTTTCAAAGTAGTCGTGGTGCCGTAGGTTCGGCTCTCTCCAAAATCCAAGGCGTTGTTAGCGGTCGTGCTCCGATCACTCGAAAGATCGACGACCGCATGTCTTTCCAAGTTGTAAAGACACCAGAAGGAAAGGTCGGTGTCAAATACAAAGGTCCTGGAGCAGAATACAATTATTCTCTAGAGGATGTAAAGAAACAATACGCCAAAAAACCTTATGTGGCTGGACCTCTTATGAACATTCTCAAACATGTTCATAAAGTCCTCCCAGATAAGGCAGGAGAATATCAAGGTGGATATTTAAGTTCTCCTGAAGATAGAAAAGAAGAAGATGGGCATATTAGCCATACTCCAAACACTATCAAATACTCTGTTCCAAAGAGTTCAGAAGAAGGAAAGAAACTTGCTCGCTCTAGAGTGAGTGTTGTCATTCATTCTAAATTAAACGAAAAGGGCGAAGCCTCACCAGTTCCAGAAGATGAGTTTAACGAACATCCAGATGTTCATCTAATGAGTCATGTCGTCTCTTCTGAAGAAAGAAAGTTGTCTCCAGAGGCAAAGAAAAAAGCAGTAGAACATATTGCCAATGCAAAGAAACTTGCAAAAAGTCATTCCACAGAACATCATGTTGGACACGAAGAAACACTTCTTCGTTATGCAAACTCAACTGTTGATACTGGCGAGAAACCATCTGTAAAAGGGTATAAAAAGTTTCTTGAGAAGTATCATCAGAAGCGCATCGATTCTGTCAAAACAGAAAAAGCAAAAGCACAAAAGAAATCTGAGATGGATTCTGCGATTAATCAAGTGAACGATAATATTGAGAAATTTGATCGCACCTTTGACATTCATCATCACGTTCAACAAGCAACCTCTGCAGTTGCTGATGCACTTTCTAAAACAGCGCATGGTGGATATAAACACCATATTGGTAGCGAAGAAGCAACAGGCGAGGGATTTGTTTCTGGTGGTGTTAAACTTGTCCCACGCAAGTTTACAATTGCAAATCGCCAACGTTCTGCAGCATTAAGAGCACAGAAGAGTGTAATATGAGCAAAGCAACATTTACATTTGGACGTTTTAATCCACCAACTGAAACTGGACATGGTAAGTTGGTTTCTGCAGTTCAGTCTCATGCTGAGGGGGCTGGTGGAAAACATTACATTTTTCCATCACATAGCCAAGACAAAAATAACAATCCATTAACTCATAATGAGAAAGTGGGTGCAATGCGTAGATTATTCCCAGACGCAAATGTGGTGTCAGAGAAAAAAGTGCGCACAGCAATTGATGCAATGAAACATCTTGAGAAACAAGGGCACACTCATGTGACAATGGTTGTTGGCTCTGATCGTGTCAGAGAGTTTGATTCTCTGCTCAATAAATACAGAAAAAAAGAATTTCCTGGAATTAAAAAAGTTGAAGTAAAATCGGCAGGACATCGCGATCCTGATGCAACTGGAGCAGAAGGTATGTCAGCCTCAAAACTTCGTGGTCTTGTAGCAGCAGGAAAACGCGACGAATTCATTTCTCATTACAGCGACAAAGAACTTGGCGCAAAATTACATGATAAGGTAAAAAAAGCAATGAACGAAAACACAACAGCTCCATTAGGTATTTTTCTTCTTGGTGGTCCAGGAAGTGGAAAAGATTATGTTCTTAAGAACATTTTTTCTCGTTTTGATTTAATGGAACTTCAGATTGATCAAATTCTCAATGGCACTGCCTCTGAGTTATTTGAAAACAATCAAAATGTTGTGATCAATGGCGCAGCAGATTTAGAGAAGATTCAAGTTGTCCAAGCAATGCTTGAGGGTTATACATTTGACCATGTTTATGTTTCTGTCTCAAACAAAGTAAGCCGCGAAAGAAATGACGCAAGAGACATCCCACTTTCTGATCAAAAGAGACTTGAGAAGTGGTATCGCGCAGAAAAGTTAGCCGAAGAACTAGATTGTTTTGTCTTTAATAACTCAATCAATCTAAACGAGTCTTCAGACATGGAAAAGGTTTTCTTCGGTGCGCAGATTGAAAAACTTCTTGCAAGAGTTGTTGACCACGGATTAGAGATTCAAGAGGAATCACAGCCGAAGGCTTTTACTCTGCTTCGCGAAAAAAGATTTCCCGCAGTAGCAAAAGATAAAGAATCTGGACTCCCAAAGAAGTATGTTGCAGGATTAAGTTCATCAACTGCAAAGGCACGTAAGACTCATTGGAAAAAGATGAGCAAGTATTCTGATAAAGATCCAAGAGCATATGAACCTGCTCCTGGAGATAAGACTGCAAAGACGAAGCCAAGCAAACACACATTGGCTGTTCGTAAGATGATGGACGAAGCAGAAGCCTTACCAAAGAAGTTGCGACACATCGCACGATCTGGAAACATCACAGCAGTCAAAGAACGCCAAAAAGAAAATAAAATTGAAGAAGCAGCTGCAGATAATTCACTTTCTGCAAAAGCAGCCAAATCTGGTATTTCGCTCTCAACTCTCCGCAAGGTTTACAATCGCGGAGTTGCTGCATGGAACTCTGGTCACCGTCCAGGAACGACACCACAACAGTGGGGGCATGCTCGTGTAAACTCTTACATCAACAAGGGCAAGACTTATCACACAGCAGATAAAGATCTTCGCGAAGAGATTGATGAAATGTTTGAGACAGAATTGCAATGCTGTCCAGATGTTCAGGAAGCAGTTGATCTAACACCAACAATCAATACGAAGAAACCAAAGAAAGGAAAGATGACTCCTGGAGATCTTCGCAGTTCAACGCTCGATGGTCTCCCAACAGTATCAATGATTAAGGTTGAAGAAAAGAAGCCACTAAAACATTTCATGCCAACACCACGCCAAGTTCCTGGTCCTCCAGGCGGTCATCCTGTACCACCAGGATATGAGCGTGTGAAGAGTTGGGGTGGCGGAACTGAACTTCGAAAGATTCCAGATTGGAAATATCAAAAGTCAGTCATTCGTATTGGACAGACTGGAGATAAAGAAAAATTGAAGGCAGTCTTAGACAAGAAATTGTCTGTAAAGGAAGCCATTGAGTTTCATGTTGAAAATCAAATCTCTTTTACCGAAAATGTTTTCCGTCCAGGATCTGAGATGTTTTTTGAAATGATCTCAGAAGCCAAGAAACTCTATAAAGAAGGTAAGTACACACCTGCCGATGAATTTGAACTTGATATGCTCAATTCAGATATCGGTGAGACCGCAGAATACGAAGGTCAGGCAGTCGTTCTTGATTATCCAATTGAGGAAGGTCTTGAGGAATGCTGGACTGGATATACGCAAAAGGGAATGAAGAAGAAAGGCGACAAAATGGTCCCTAACTGCGTTCCTGTAAACGAAGAAGATAAGACGGATGGCAAAGGTATTGGCAAGCCATGGCGCGAAGGCGGTGGTGGTGCGGTTTATGTTCGCACTGGAGACGGTGGAGTTAAAAAGGTTCGTTTTAGTCAGTCTGGAATGACAAAGAAATTTAACGATCCAGCAGCCACTCGAAGTTTTGTTGCTCGTCACCGTTGCATGACAAATAAAGACAAGACTTCAGCCTCTTACTGGGCTTGCCGTTATCCAAGATTTTTCAGTAACTCGGGCAAACTTTGGTGGTAATGGATAAACCATACATAGACGAAAAACTAAATACTTGGTCGTTCATTCGCACATTTAAACATGATGTGTTGACTGAAGAATTAGCATGGCACCGCGACGAATGTGGTAGATATATTACAGTATTAGAAGGTGAGGGTTGGGAATTTCAATTTGATGAGAGACTTCCCAAAAGATTACATATAGGTGATCGGTTTTTTATTCCCGCAAAAACCTTTCATAGAATAAAACGTGGGAAAACTGATCTAAAAATAAAGATTGAGGAATTCTAAATGGCAGACGTAAAAGTTCCAGCACTCTTGCACAAGATGTCAAAGGCTGCTCAAAAGGCATGGTACAAGAAGAACAATATGAAAATGCCGTCAGAAACTGACGATGGTGGAAAGTCTGCTGCTGCAGCCAAGAAGGTCAAAGTTGAGCCACGAAAGAAGGTTGCTGCGAAGCCAGAAACGATTCGCGCACTTAATGCTGCTCGTCAGAAAGGATATTATGAGAAGGGTGGAAGATCACCAGTTGGTGCAGCTGGTCCTGGTGGACAAGGTGCCATGGTTGGTGTTGATCAAGGATCAGCCAAACAAATTATCAAGGGAATTAAAGCAGGAGTGAATCCAAAAGTTGCTCTTGTTCGCTATACAAACGAAGAAGTTGTAGAAGAAGCGACTAAGAAAGAAGCAGAGGCATTACTCGGTGGTCCAGTAAAAGCAAAACCAAAGATGCCTCCAGGAAAGCAACCAGCAGGATATCGTTATGTTCGTGGACTTGCTCGTAAGGCTATGAAAGCAGGAATGAAGAATGAAGAAGTCGAGCAAGTCGATGAAAAGGCACCTCCAGGCGCAAAGTTTGAGCGTATGGTAAAGCACATTAAAAAGGGATATGCAAAGGGCGGCTTAACAAAACAAGAAAAGGGAATTGCTTATGCAACCGCATGGAAAGCATATGGCAAGAAAAATGAAGAAGTCGAGTCAGTAAACGAAGACCAAGCCTCTGATATGCAAAAAATTCAATCTATGGACAAAGGTTCGATGGTTGGTGGCAAAACAGAATTGAAAACGCATTTAAAATATCTCAATGCAATGCATACTCACCAAAAGAAATATGGTTTGGATACAGCAAAAACTAAAAAGAAAATTGGCGATGTGAGCAGAAGTTTAGTTCAGATGGGTGAAGAAGTCGAACTCGAAGAAGGCAAAATTGCAAAAGCACTCGCAGTTGGTGCAATGTCATTGGCTTCAATGGGAGCAAAGGCACATACTGATACAACAAAGTCAGTAGCACAACTTGCTAAAGAACGTCCAGCACTGGCTCAACGTCTACAGGACATCGGTGCAACAGGTCAAGTCCCAGCATCAGATAAGCGTGCTGCTGAATTGCAAAGAAAGCAGGATCAAGAAATGCCAGCCTCTGAGCGTCGTGCAAAAGAGTTGAAGAAAGAAGATGTCGAACTCGATGAAGCCAACATGCGCTTCGATTATGAAGCAGCCGCTCGCCCAAAGTCATCTGATGTCAAGAACTTCTTGAATCGCGATAAGAATGCTCGTGCTGCTGCCGCTTCTAAGAAGTATATTCGCCGCATGACAAAACTTGGTGGTCTTGGTCCAAATCAAACTAAGAAAGACACTGAAGCGCACATGAAGGCTTATTTTGAAGAAGTCGAGCAAGTCGAAGAAAAGTACATGGGCTTCAAGGCAGTAATGGCATCAGCAAAGAAGGGCGGCGCTCGCGATCCTGCCGCTGTTGCTGCTGCAATTGGTCGCAAGAAGTACGGAAAAGAAAAGTTTCAGGCTGCGGCTGCTGCAGGAAAGAAACTCGGTGAAGGAATGGATCCAGTCGGTCGTGAAGATAAAGACATTGATAACGATGGCGATTCAGATAAGACAGATGTCTATCTACACTCAAAGCGTAAGGCAATTGGAAATGCAATTCGCAAGAAGTTAGCGCAAAAAATGGAGAAGAAAGATGGCGAATAATTTATCTCCTGCAGATCAGGGTGAATACGATTACGAAGGTGACATGGCAAAGTCTCAGCTTCGCAGCATTATGGCAAATGCAAAGCGCATGCACGACATGCTTGAAGAAAATACAAATCTTCCTGAGTGGGTGCAGAGCAAGATTACTCTCGCCGAAGATTATATCTCAACCGCTGCTAACTATATGGAAGGTGAAATGAACGAAGAAATGAAACCATACGTGAAGGCTGCTCAAGCAAAATTCGACGCACAAACAAAAGCCCAGAAGATGGGTAAGAAGCAAGCAGGAACTCTTGCTGCTCGTAAAGAGCGCATTAAAGAAAAGCAAACATCTGCTGCTCAAAAAGCCATTGATCTTGTAAAGGGTCAAAAGAATAAGATCAACAAAGAACCAGAGGTGAAGACTGATGTTAAAGTTCAATGAGTATATCAAAGAACAATTCGATGAGATGCTTGATGTTGATGCGCGTAATGTTGAACAAAACGCCGAATCAATCAATGCAGATCTAGATGCCCTCACTGAGAAGCCATATCAAAATGCTCCGATCTTTTTGAATCAATTGCGTGGAACGTTAGAGCGGTATGGGATTCTTCTTCCAGCCTCTGCTACTCCACAGTTTCTAGATCTCGGTGCAGAACTAGTTTACCTTCTTGGCGAATCAAATCTCCACCTTTATGTTGTATACGATACAAACGATGAAGGATTTGTTGACGGTTATGCACAGATCGTAAGTGCAGAAGAACTCAAGGATTTAATGAGCGCAGACTCAGAAGATCTTCTTGACAAAGAGGATGATGAGATTGAAATGCGCCCATCAACGTGGTATGCAAAACGCGACGATGATGCAGGTAACACTGACGAATATTAATCTATGCTTTTTGATGAACTGAATGAGTCGAATATATTGTTATATGCAGCAAAGTGCTATGATAAGCCCAATTGCATTGACAGCGAATTCGATGAAGATTATAAAAGAATTCGCTATGTAAAGAGATTATTACATCGATATAGACTGACAGGGGAAATAAAAGAAAGATTATTATTAAATCACTTGGTGATTATACAGAATGTATTTGGCGTTGAAGGAAGCACAAGAATGCTTTTTACAAGAGTTGATCCTAGAGATTATAGCGCACTCAAAACATTCTTGGTATACACTTCTGCTATGCCAGAAAAAGTAAAAGGGATTTACGGAGACGACATTATTTCAAGTGATATTCAGTTAGATCTAAAACTTGTAAATATCTTAAGAGAGATTTGATCAAAACCGACATAGTTATTCTATAGAGAAGTCAAACAAAAGTCAATGAAAAAGATTCGAAAAATTAAAGAAGAAATTGTAAACACTGTTGGCGGTGGACAAGTTGCTGGTCTTGAACCAGATATTCCACCAGTTCCAAAAGGTGTTACAACAAAGAGCAGCATGCTTCGCCGTAAGAAGTTTGCTGGAAAAGAAGTCTTTGTTGTTTCTTCTGATGCATTTAATAAAGCCAAACTTGGGAAGAAAAAGTTTGAGCATTATTCAAGTTATGTTGGACGCGATGAAATCGGCGAAGCCATCCGCCAATATGCAAAAGAAAATAGGGATGCGCCAATTATTATTGAGGATGAATTGACAGGTGCAATGGTATATTTAAAATACGGAAAGAGGTAAACAATGAAAGCAGCATTTTTAGTTTTGACTGCTTTGTTATTGGTTGGATGTGAAGATACATATAGATATCCATGTCAGGATCCTGCGAATAAGGATAAGGCAGAATGCAATCGCCCAGACTGTGAGGCTGATGGATTTTGCTACGATAAGTTAAATGGATTGCCAGAACAAGCGGCACCACAAGTTCAAGAGGAAGCGGCACCTGCTGCAGATTGTAATAAGACTGAAGAAACAACAGGAGAGTAATTATGTTAAAGGGTCCACGTTATACAGAAAGTGAATTGATGGCACGACTCAAGTTTACAGTCGGTCTTTCTCTTGCTTTCACACTTACAGGAATTGTGTTCGTAGTTCTATACTCACTCATCTTCGTGACGCAGCCAATGCAGCAGTCGCCAAACGATGCAAAGTTCTTTGAACTCATTACTCCAATTGCAACTTTCTTGACTGGTATTCTATCAGGCATTATGCTTGGTAAGAATGAAAAGCCAGAGATTCCAGAAGCACCAAAAGCACCAACACCAGAAGAACCAAAGGCATCCGATCTACTCCCAGAGCCTGTAAAGGATGTTGTTGATGAGGTTGAAGATCATATCGCTTGAGGTGAATTATGAGTCTTAAGAGTTTACAGACAAAAATTGGAATCACAGCAGACGGCGCATGGGGTCCAGGAACATTTAAAGCAGCAATGGCATTTTATAAACTGTCCCCTGTGCGCGCTGCTCATTTCTTTGCTCAAACAGCCCACGAAACAGGTGGATTCAAAGCCTTTTCTGAAAATCTAAATTATAATGCTAAAGGTTTGATGGGAATCTTTAAGAAGTATTTCCCAGATGCTGCAACTGCTGCCAAATACGAGCGTAAACCAGAAGCGATTGCCAATCGTGTTTATGCATCACGCATGGGTAATGGACCAGAGTCTTCTGGCGATGGCTGGAGATATCGTGGTCGTGGTGCGTTACAATTGACTGGTCGCGACAATTATAAAGCATTTGCTGATTATTGTAAACGTCCAGATGTAATGAGCAATCCAGACCTTGTTGCCACAGAGTTAGCATTTGAGTCTGCAATGTTTTTCTTCGAGCGTAACAAACTATGGGCAATCTGCGATCAAGGAGTGACAGATGCTGCGATATTATCCCTTACTAAAAAAATTAATGGTGGTACTCACGGCTTGGCGGATCGCTCGGATAAGACGAAAAAATACATTGGCTGGGCAACAAGCGCAGCACCAGCAGCAGCACCAGTCGCAAACGTAGTCGCAAAATCTGCTCCTGCAATTAGTTCTGTGACACCAGACATGCAATTGTCTGAACACTTTAAGTTGAATGAATTTACAAAATCAGAAACCGCAATACGAAAGCGAATTGATAATACACCAGGACCAGCCCATGCCTCTAATCTTAAAAAAGTCTGTGAAAAGATTCTTGAACCTGTGCGTAAACATTTTGGCAAGCCTGTTCGCATTAATTCTGGGTATCGTGGTGCTGCCCTTAACGCTGCTGTGGGTGGGTCTAGTAAGTCTCAGCATTGCAACGGCGAAGCAGTGGACTTTGAAATCGACGGACTCCCAAACCCAGATTTAGCAAAGTGGGTCGCAGCCAATTGCGAGTTTGATCAGATTATTCTTGAGTTCTACGATGCAAGTGAAGGTCCAAATTCTGGATGGGTTCATGCCTCTTACTCAGAGGGAAAGAATCGTAAACAAATTCTAACAGCAGTGAGCGTGAACGGAAAGACAGTATATAAACCTGGCTTCGTGGTGTGAGATGAAAACACTTGAGGAGAAGAAACTTCTCGTCAAAATGATGAAGGCGTTCGGTCAACCAGTTGATGAAGAACTGGTTGAGTCGATTCGCCGAGAAGAAGAATTCGCAAAAGTTTTATTTAAAGAACAAATCAAAGAAGAAAAAGAACCACCAAAAGAAGTTGTTCTAATAAAAGAAGCAGATCCATCACCTCCTGCTTCACCAGCAGTTGAACTCCCATCTAAACAAGAATTGGTGCAACAAGTCATCAATGTTCTTGATACAAAGAAAGCAAACGCAAATACTTCTGTCTACAGAGATAAAGAGATAGAAGGTATTCGCCGCACTGTTGCTGAGATGATGCAAAAGATCTCAACGATGTCATGGGGTGGTGGTGGTACAGGTATTGTTAAAATCATTGATGCTGATGATCTAGATCGATCTTCGGTTCAGAATGGTCGATATATGAAATATCAGGATGGTTGGTTCGTCATGGACGAAATCAATCCATATGAGATTATTCATAATACAACACTCGTCACCACAAATACATACACAGTAATCGATTCAGATTATTACATAGGTATTAATTATGCTGGTCCTGTTACGATTACGATTCCTGCAGGAATTTCTTCTGGTCGAGAAGTAGTAATCAAAGATGAATCTGGAAACTGCGAGACTCATAATATCACAGTGACTGCAAAAGTCGATAACGACGCAAACGGATTTATTCTTGCAATTAATAACGGTGCAGTTCACATGTTATATCGCGGAGATTCTTGGAGAATTATCTAATGACTTATCTGTATAATAAAAATGTAAATGTTCTAAACGCAAATGCGATTGTTGCAACTAGTAATCCGTTTCCCGTAACAGCCGTTGGTGACGGATTAGAAGTTAATGGTATTTCACCAGATGCGTTTGGTCGTACTCGTGTTTCTGAGTTGTTCACACTCGGCGATTATAAGCATCTCTTTGCAATCGATCCAAACTTTTTGGATGTCACTTCAAATGGTACAGTCACATTTGAAGTCAATAAAGCCGCAGCAACACTCTCTACAAATAGCAATTCTTCCGCCTATTCAATTCACCAAACTAAATTTTATCACCATTATCAACCAGGAAAGAGTCAATTAATCTTTTCTTCTTTCAATTTTGGTGCACCAGATCGAAATGTAACGAAAAGAACTGGATATTTCGATGATCGCGATGGTATC